CTAAAAGAAAGGCAAAAAACTGGATAGTAGCCTAATGGCTTGGAAATTCAGGAAAGTAAGACTTAGTAGAAAAAAGAGAGGCTATGCAAGAAAGAAAAGAGTTAATCTTTGGAAGTTGACAAGCAGAAGAGGAAGAAAGCGTAGACGTGCCTAGGTTTAGCAAAAGATCAAGATCACGGCTAGGTACTTGTCATCCAAGTTTACAGAAGATATTTCATGAGGTGATAAAGCATTTTGACTGTACGATTCTTGAAGGAGCCAGAAGCAAAGAGAAACAAGACGAAGCTTTCATGAAGGGGAATAGCAAAGTCAAATGGCCTAAGGGAAAACATAACAAAGTCCCTAGTGTGGCCGTTGATGCTATTCCTTATCCAATAGATTGGGGGGACAGAGAAAGAATGAGTTACTTCGCAGGATATGTACAGGGAATATCAACTCAGATGGAGATTCCTCTCCGTTGGGGTGGAGACTGGGATCAGGACACCGAACTTAAAGATAATAGGTTCGATGATTTAGTTCACTTTGAGCTTACAGAGTAATGGCAAGAAGAAACCAAAAGAAAAAAGCACAAATCAATAAACAGCTCTGGGACAGAGCAAATAGTATCTATAGAGTCAAATGGCAGACTGTGAGCCAGAAGGGTTATGATTTCTATTTAAACGAACAGCTATCTACTGAGGAGAAGCAGGCTTTAGAAGAATCTGGTATGCCTTCTTTCATTATCAATAGGGTTACACCTGTAATAGAGATTATGAAGTATTTCATTACGGCTAACAATCCTAGATGGAAAGCTGTTGGTTCTGAAGGATCAGATGCAGATGTTGCACAGGTACATTCAGATGTGGCTGATTATTGTTGGAATCTCAGTAATGGTAAATCTGTGTACTCACAGGTTGTCCTTGATAGCCTTGCGAAGGGAATGGGCTATTTCTTTATTGATGTAGACAAAGATGCTGATAGGGGAATGGGAGAAGTGGTATTTAAGAGGATAGACCCTTATGATGTCTATGTTGATCCCATGAGCCGTGATTTTCTCTTTAGAGATGCTTCATTTATCATGGTAAGAAAGAATTTATCTAAAACACAACTAAAGGTGTTGTTTCCTCAATTTAAAGCAAAAATCACTAAAGCTACGGGCCAGAGCCAAATTGTAAATTATAGTCAGACAGATTTTGGGGATACGGATTCAGTAAGGATTGAAGATGTATCAGATACCATTGATCCGACTACTTCTGATATGGATGAGATAGTTCCCTTCTTTGAGTGCTATAAGAAGATCAAAGTTCCTCTATACAATCTTACTATAAAGATTCCACCTACACCAGAAGAACTGCAACGTATTGAGCAAATGGTACAAGTAGGAATAAAGGAATATGAGCAAGAAGCCGAAGTCCAGATAAAGGAACAAGCAAAATCTATGAAAGCTGCGGTTGAAGCAGGAGAGATGATTGAGGAAAGAGCTGGGCTGGAGATGGAAAAATTACAGAGGCAAATAGAGGGAAATCTAGAGCAGCAAAAACAAATGCTTATGGCGAGAGCACAGGAAGAGGTATCCAAGGTTGAAACTCAGATAGTTTCTGAGAAAGAATATAAAATTCTTAAAGAGAATACTACCTTTGCTCAGAATATCGTAGATGAGGTAAAGTTCTTTCAATCTAGGATAAAAGTTACATGTAGTCTTGGAGAGGATACTTTTTTATACGATTACATTCTTCCATACGAGCATTACCCAATTGTTCCTGTCCCCTACACATATACAGGAACTCCATATCCCATGTCTGCTGTAGTTCCTCTTATTGGAAAACAACAGGAGATAAATAAAGCTCATCAGATAATGATTCATAATGCAAACCTTGCTTCCAATCTAAGGTGGATATATGAAGAGGGTTCTGTTCCTGAGGATGAATGGGAGCAATACTCCTCATCTGCTGGAGCCTTGCTTAAGTATCGTCAGGGTTTTCAACCACCTACTCCTGTTATGCCTGCTCCAATTAATAATGCTTTCTATACTATGACTCAAGAGGGTAAAGCTGATGTAGAGTATATATCTGGTATTCATTCTTCGATGATGGGGATTGCACAGGCCCAGCCAGAAACATATAGAGGATTACTTGCAAACGATGAATATGGGACAAGAAGAATCAAAGCATGGATGGGAAGTGTTGTTGAGCCTGGGCTTGAGCATCTTGGCAGAGTTTTTAAGGATATAGCTCAAGCGACATACGCAGTTCATAAGGTATTTAGGATTGTTCAGCCAGAAGCAGGGTCTGGGGATAAAGAACAAAAGTCTGAGATTAACATCCCAATCTATAATGATTTTGGTGAGGCAATAGGAAAGTGGATGGATTATGCATCTTCAACATTTGATGTAAAACTAGTTGCTGGTGCTACTATGCCTGTTAACAGGTGGGCGTTACTAGAAGAATACTTCAGATGGTTCCAAGCTGGTTTAATAGATGATATTGCTATGTTAGCAGAAACAGATGTAAGAGGTAAAGAGGCTGTCGTTGAAAGAAAGTCACTATATTCTCAATTAAGCCAACAAGTTGAAGCACTAGAGGAACAAGTGAAGGATAAAGATGGTACAATAGAAACCTTGAGTAGACAAATTGTTCAAGCAGGTATAAAGATGAAGATTGGAGAGTCGGCACTAGAACAAAGAAAAGATGTGCAAGATACTAAGGCTCAACAGAAGCTATTAAGGGGAAGTATGAAGAAAGATTACGATAATTATTTAAAAGATTTGCAAAGAGAAGTAAAAAGTAATAGCAGTGAATAAGGAATTGATTATATTTGCTGTTTCTCTTAAATTAACACAGACATGATGAGGAGTCTATAATGGCACAAAACACAGGCAACGCAGCCGAAACGGCTGCCCCCGAAGTTGAACCAACCTCTACAAATACTATAGGCGAAGAAGAAATCAGTGATTTTTTCACTGCTCTCGATAGTAGCGTCAATAGTATTTTGGCTGATAGTTCGGACAATCAGACAACTGCAAGTTCTAGCAATAACACGCAACCAGTAGAACAGCATCCTGATGAACAGTCGCAAGGAGAAAATTTTCAGCACGAAGCTGAGAATCTCTCCAAACGGTACTCGGATTCCAGTAGAGAAGCCAAACGGCTTAACAACCGATTAGGTGAACTGGAACCATATGTACCCATCCTCGATGCAATGAGGCAAGACCCTAATTTAGTCTCTCATGTGAAAGACTATTTTGAGGGTGGTGGAGTCGCACCAACAAGCATGAAGGAACGCTTAGAGCTTCCAGAGGACTTTGTTTTCGACCCAGACGAGGCTTTTAGTGAAGGCAAATCTGACTCAGCAAAGCTCATGAATGCTACAATTGATGGAATCGTTCAAAGACGGCTGACAACAGCTAATCGTCAGATGAGTGAAGATAATCAAAGAGTGGCTGAAGAGCGAGAGTTCAGACAGACGCATGATATGTCTAATGAAGAATGGGATAACTTTGTGGATTACGCAAAGAATCACAAACTTGGATTAGATGATATTTTTTATCTAAAGAATCGTTCTGGGAGAGATCAGAAGATTGCTGAGAATGCGGGGAGGCAGGTCACGGAGCAAATGCGAAGTGTCCAGCAACGTCCCGGCTCATTAGCAACTGTCGGTAGTACCGAATCTGAAATCTCAGAAGATGACAGAGTTTTTGATATGCTAACTGGTGTTGACAGTGGATTAGATCAGTTGACTGGTTAGCTAGAGTAGTCATCTAGTTCAGTCAACATAACAAGGAGCAAGAACAATGGCTGATACTAGTTATCCTTCCGCATCTCCTCTGGCACTCGCCACGAGCAGCGGATTAACAGAAGGATACGCGGCCTCTCAGGGTTCGAGCCTTTCTACTGGTGATCTCAGACGAAGATATAATTTCGGTACACGCTTTAGCGAACTCGCTATTGCACAAACACCGTTTTTTCGTCTGGTTTCTACTATAGCAAGAAAGCCTACGGATGACCCATCGTTCAAGTTTACAGAAAAACGCCAGTCATGGATGAAGCGTTATTGCCATGTTGTCGGTATGATAAATGCCAGTACAACGGACGTATTTAACGATGCAACCTTGACGGGTTATGGAGCTGACGCAACTATTGCACTTGGTGATACCGTGAAACTGTATATGGCTACCGATTACAAGTCGGCTGGCAATATACAGAATGTTCAAGGTCAATCATCTGGTGAAATTACTGTCGGTGGCTCTGGTACAGCTCCTGAGTTTCTGATGCCTAACCAGATTTTACAGGTAAACCTCTCAGCTACGGCTGGTGGCGGAACCACCATTTCAGATTATGCACTCGTAAGAGTGACATCTGTCGGTGCACAAGCTACCAAAAATAGTATGGAGACTAAACTTGTAGTCGGTGAAGTTGTCAGAGCGGCCTCTGGTGAAGTTTGCTCGTTCGCGAGCAATGCACCAGTTTCACAGGTCTACGACAAAGTTATTCATAGCCAACTTGAGGCTATGCGTACTTATGTTGTTGGTACTTCCTACGCGGAAGGCTCTCAACTTCTTGGGCAATCATGGAAAGATAACCCATACAGCACAGGTTACGGACAGACTCAAATCTTCCGTTCTGAGTTCGGTATGACCAACACTGCTCGGGCTACAGCCCTTAAATACGAGCCGAATGAGTTCGCTCGTGTTTGGAAGGACAAGCTTACCGAGCATAAATGGGAAATCGAACAGGCCGGGTTATTCTCCGCTCAGAATACTCAGACAGTTGCACATACCCAAGGCGCGGTTGATTATGTTCTCGGATTCGGGAATATCTTCAGCTGGTCTACCTCTAAAACGGTAGATAGTTTTCTAGATGACATGAGCAAATATCTTGATCCCCGTTACAATAACGATAACGCTACTGTTTACTTTTGTGATACAGAAGTCTACAACTGGTTGCACAAAATTGGTGGGTTCTTTTCACAGAACCTCAATATAGACGACCAGATCAGAGCTGACCTCGCTATTACGGGAAGAAAAAAGGTAATGGGTTTAGACATGACCACAATTAGTACCGTTTATGGTTCTATGAATGTGGCACGTTGCATAGCTCTCGATCACAGTGCGGTACGCATTCTTGGTGTAAACATGAAGAATGTTAAATATCGCCCTCTTGTTGGCAATGGTATTAACCGTGATACGTCCGTGTACGTTGGTGTCCAATCTTTGGAAAACACCGGCACAGATAAACGTGTTGATATGATTCTGACGGAAGCTGGGTTCGAGTGGCAGATGCCCGAGAGTCACGCTATCTGGAAATAGTGATGAATGATCCAAGTTTGGGGGCGGGGGCTTTCCCCTCCTTTTGTCCTCCGTCCCCTTGCTTGTATCTTTAACATTGAGAACAAAGGATTATGGCAAATAAATTAATTATTAGAGGTTCAGTAGAAGCTCAGATTCATACGACTGAAACTGTTGACACAAAAAGTTATACCGTTTATAGCGTAGATCAACAGGTAGGTAGCAATGGTGGCTCATTTGAAACTACCTATACTGATGCAAAGGCTAGAAAATATACAGGTGTTGCATTAACAAATAGCGGTACACCATTAGTAATATCAACTGATGCAGCTTTTGAAGGAACATCAACAAAAGCAGGGGCAGCACCCTCTACTGTAAAAGCATTTTTTGTAAGCTATGATAGTACGGTTGGTACTGTAGCTACCGTAACTGTCTCAGTAGGGTCAACCGATCATGCTGTATTGGCTGTCGGAGAATCAACAGTGATCCCACTTGCTGGTGTAGCTATTGCAGAGTGCAAATTAGAAGCATCTGCTTATAGTGATGGTTCTCATGAAGCATCCGTAACTGTCATCCTGATAGGCGATTAATGAAACTTTGGGAAAAGGTTAATAACCTATGTGGATGTGGTGGTAAATCCCGCATCTTAGTAGAACATCTCAATCAAGCGGCAAAGTGGGTTGTAAACTCACTACCAGAAAAATTCCTATGGACAGTTTCATCAACCTCTTCAGTAACAGCTAGCACTGGAAGCTCTGTAGCTTATGATAAGATTTTAGCTGTTTATAGAGATGATGGTGATGATGGAAAGAGAATAGCATCAGAAGTCCCAGATACATTAGCATATGCATTTGATACAAGTTATTCTTTGAATGGTGCTACTAGTATGTTTCCCAAGTATTATAAACTTGATGGAAAGATTTGGATTAAACCAGACCCAACAATAGCAAGCGCAGGAACAGTTGTATATGCTGCCCCTCCAATTGTAGATGAAAATACATCGAGTTGGGTACTAGTTGAATGGGAGAATATAGTATTGATGTATGCTGGTGCTCTTGATTTCTTAAGACAAAGCGAAACAAAGCAGGCTTTATCATCAACAGAATTATCTACCATATCAACTTTATTGAGTACCTATAATAGTTCATTTCCATCTTATTCCTCACCAGCCGCTCCAGCTTTACCAACATATAGTTTTTCAGGGACACTTCCCACTTTAACAATATCTGCTACCTTGCCAGATTCTTTAGCCCCTGATAATACTATTTCTTATACAGCTCCGACCTCTGCTGTTGCAGCAGCTTCTCTTACAAAAACTATTACAGTAGGGACAAGTCTTCCTGTATTTAATTTGCCTGCGTTTGCTGTAAGCACGACTGAAGCTAATGATGCTTTAACAAAAGCAAAGCTTCTTGTTGATGGAACTACTATGACTGGAGACACAGAACCCCAAAGTGTTCAATACTGGCTAAATGATGAAGATACTGAAATGGTGGTTGCTACAATTAGTGCTTCAGCTCAGGAAATAGCAAGAGCTGGAGAATCAATTAATTTAGAAGGACTAAAGCTTAAAGATTATGAGGGTGCTATTGGCAAAGAGATTCAAAGATTTACTGGTGAACTTGCAAAGTATCAAGCCGAAATGGCTGATAAGGTTGCTGATGTAAAAGCACAAATGGATGCGTATCAAGCTACGCAACAAGATGCAATTCAGGTTGTTCAGGGCCAAGTTGCCAATGCTCAGAATAGTTTAGCTAAATGGTCGGGTGAACAACAGAATCACATTGCTAAGTATACAGCAAAAGTAGGAAAAGAGGTACAGGAGTATCAAGCTAAAGTAGAAACTTGGGTTAGAGATAATACTACTAGAATTGGTGAGTATCAGGCTACAGTATCTAAGTTAATGCAAAAATATCAAGCTGATGTAAATGCTGAGTCTTCAAGCTTTCAGGCAAATGCAAAAATCGCTGGGAAAAATTTGGATCAGGCTGGAGTCAGATTACAAATATCACAGGCATACGCATCACAGTCACAACAAG